GTTGCGCACTCGGCTGCAATGCAAAGGTCGGTGATGCGTTTAATGGCATAGTCTTCTATTTTTATTTTTTTATATTTTTTTAATGCTGCGTATCTTTAGACTCTTTCCAGAGTCAGGGTTTACCGCTTTAACCTGAAAGCCCTCCTTGCTTGTGACTTCTGGCATTCTCCTCTCAGACATATCAATGTTTTTTATCTTACGAGTAACGTCATCTGTCGCAGCTGATCTACCTTGTTCATAAAAGAACTTGGCAAACCTTTCGGGGTTCATCGCTACTGCTAATGCTCTATGGTATCCTGCCGCATCCTTGATTAAGCCATTCTCATCCAAGTACTTATTTACAAAGTTCATTGGACTTGATTGCGCTTTCTTCAATTCATTGGCATCACCGGGAGAGAATCTTACTGTTTGGTCATCAATCTTAAACTCAAAACCTTTGAATTCGTTACTGAATACCTCATCGGTTTTCTTGGAAAACCATTGACGCTTTCTCTCGGCTTCTTCCTCCGTTGTGCTAGCGTTAGCCATATATCGCTTGTAAGCTTCGAACTCTTCTTTCTCCTCGTTTGGAATAGCTGCCGGGCTCGACTCGAGGGGCAATCTGTATTTTTCCTTTTGAGAATCAAAAAAGCTTTTAGCTTCTGCAATAATCTTCTTTCTCGCAATCTTGGTCTTTTTGATTGTAGACTCATCGTCTAGATCTTCGTCATACTGATAATCTTCCAGCATATACTCAATCTCTTCTTCATCAAGATCTTTTTGCGTTTGCTTGAAGTAGTTCTTCAAAAGATCGTTTGCGTCCATGGAATCGTAATCCTCCCTTAGCTTAAGGAAGTCATCGATGCCACGCCCCGTTTCTTTTTTGTACTTCAAGTAAGCAGACACGTCTTCAGGAAGTTCTTCTTGTTGACGCTCTGCTATCAAATCTTCGAAAGAGTTGATTCGCTTATTGTATCTTTTTTCAATAAATGACAGAACTTTCTCCTCGCTTAACTCGTCCTCTTGGTTGTTGGCAGGAGGATCTATTGAAGCAGGAGTGTCTATAACTATGGGAGCAGGATCTATTGGCTTATCTTGATTCAGTTGCTGTTCATGCTTTTCAAGCAATTCTCTTTCTAGTTCCTGAACTCCTTTAGATTCTAAAACTCCTAGGTCTTTAACTTTGATTTCCATTGTATTAAATTTAATTTATTATGCAAATTTATATAAAAAAAATTATCTCGGTTCGAACTCTGCCAAGTCGAAGCCATCTAGGCTATCTTCATTGGATTCAAAGTTCATCGGAGGTAAATCATTTTTACGTTGATTGATTAGTTTGGACTGCTCTGTATTCTGTTGGCTTATTCGTTTTGATTTGGCATCCTCCTTCATCTTCTCTCTATCTGAAACGCCAGAGTTATTGATTTGAGCTATAGCCATATTGTACTTAAACTCTTCAGCCATCAAGTCTTTCTTAAGCATAGCCTCTTGCTTCATTCTTTCTATATCAAATGCAACCTCAGCCTGCTTAACCTGCATCTTTGATTGAGCCTCCAATTGAATCTTCTGCATTGCAGTTTGCGCTGCGATTTGCTGAGACTGTAATTGCTGCTCAGACATCATGGCCTGCTTCTGCATCTCCATCTTCTCTGCTCTTTCTTGAGTCTTCATTCTCTTCACCTTGAGCAATTGGTTAGCCAACTTGATATTTCTTATCTCACGAATGTCTATTGCATCCTCAAGATTTATATCTCCTCTAGATAAAGCCATCTGTATGTTGGCTTCTAGTTGTGCTTTCTGCTCTTCATCTGGAGCTATCTCCAAGAAAATACCAAAGTCGTAGATGTACAATTCTTTTATCTCGTTCAAGATAGACACATTGTACTTACCTATTCTGGTTACGAAGTCATCCTTAAAGTCAGAGTATTCAAGTATGTCTGCAATTCTGTACGTCAACGCCTCCGATAAAGCCCTAAACATATAAAGACCACCCTCTAGAATATGTCTAGTTGCGGTATTCGAGTTCAATGCTGCAAGCTTTTGTAGACCAACCAAGGAATTTGGATCTGGAGTAGAGGCATCTCTAGCCTCGTTCAATCCTGTTACAGTACGCAACATATCCATGTAATGGTTGTAGTTGGCTATAAGCATTTGCGTCTTCGCTGCGCCTGAGTTTGATGTTAACTGAGTAATTGGAACTCTTGCGTTGTTGAAGTCGCCCCCTTGGGTGTAGCTTCTACCAATAACACTACCCGTTTGGAAGTATAATCTAAGTGCGTCTTCAGGATTGTATGCATTACCGGTACCCAAGTCCACCTCATTCAATCCGTCAGCATCGATGAATACACCATCAGGGACTGTACGAGCAATAACTTGCTGTAACTTTAAGTGTGTTAACTGAACCAAGTCAGCGAATGGAATCATTCTGCGGACCAAAGATTCGATAACTCCCTTGTACATACGAGGGGCACACGCAACGTAATTGGGTAATGCGTGTTGAGCTGATGACTTTGGTCTAACCATGTTCTTGGATAGCTGCCATTTCAATAGGTAGTTTGTACCCATCACCATGACTCCTTCATACCAAACGTCAATAGTCTTCTCAACTTTCTCGAAGTTATTCTCCTCCATCATTTCTACAGGAGGATTGAACTCATCGTTCTTTTCTATGTATTTAAACCCACCGCTATCAAGCTTCTTCTTCTTGTATACGATTTTCTTGGTTGTCTTGTAATTGAAATACAACAAGGTAGCAGTGTCTCTATAGAACAAAGAGTTCTCATAGAACTGTGCCACGTTGTAATAGTCGTACCAACTCTGACTAGAATTAGATATTTCCTCCATCTGTTCTCTGGTGAGAGTGGGGTCAATCTTCAAAAGCTCAGTGATTGGCAAAGTCTTTATCTCTCCCCAATAGAAGCAGTCAGTAAAGTAAGGGTCTTCAGTGTAGCTGTACACCACGTTAGCAGGATCCACATAGGAAACCTGAACTCCAGCTCCGGGAAGAAACTCGTGCTTTACAACTCCAATACCTATAACTGTTTGGTCGTAATCAATTCTCTTTCTTAAGTCTAGGTACTTGTTCTCTTCGAGTATAGTGTTTATGGCTTCCTCTTCAGCAATCTCTATAGCAGGCTTGTAATTGAGTTGCATGTAAAGAGATAACTCTTCATCGTTTTGCGGCAACTCATCAGGGTTCATAGTGAATGGGTCAACCCCTGTCTTCTGTTGGATGATAGACAAGATATCTTTGGATACCATCTGCCCCTCGATCATGTCTTGGTATTTGCTCCTTTTGGCTTGAGACATAGCATCCTGAGAGTATGCCTTAACCTTGAACAATCTATCAGACATTCCATTAACAACGATATCCACAAACTTGGGAATAACTGGCACCGGTGTCCAGTCTAAATTTAAATACGATAAGTCGCCATCTATCGCCAATTCGTTCTTATACTTTTGAACAGACTGTTCACCTCTAGCGTAAAGTCTAAGCCTGTGGAAGTCTTTCCACTGGCTGTAGTATCTGCATCTGCTGCCGTCTTTTCTAAACCACTCATACTGAATGGCTTGACCTACTTGTAGGCCGTATTCTTGTGACTCCTTTTCGGCATCAGTGGCGAACTGATTCGGGAAAGAAGTAGTTAAAACATTTACAATTACATCCTTCATTTGATGATTTCACTTATATTACCCTTGTTTGAGTACCTTGCAAAAGTAATGCTAATTTTTGATTCTTTCTTTTCGGGTAAATATAAGTGTTTTTGCGTTGCCATGATGGCGAGTCCAGAACTAATTGTTGCGTCAAACTTTGTTCTGTTGTCTATATTGAATCTCGCCCAATCCAATAGCGTTTTATTAAATGGCATACTGCCTATCAGATCAGGGTCTCTATACTTTCCTGTGGAATCAAAGCCTACATACTTCTCGATGTAAGTCTCTATCGCTGATGCGTGAGCCTGTCTCACATCCTCTGATGAGTTTGGTATACCACCTAACTCCCTCTCGGTAGCACTAAGCTTTGCGTATGGCTTGTCGGGTCTATTGATTGAGAATCCCCTATAGCCTCTGTTCTTAAAGTGGTATAGCAATCTTGGTTTGTTATTCTCTATCAGGATTGGCATCCCGTAAAACACACAAGCCATAAGAACTTCCTCGAAGAATATCTCTGCTGTCTGTGGTCGAGCTATGTACTCCAAGAAGAATTCATTAACCGGCCCTTCATCCATATGGTACATGGTCTTTCCGTGTAACGCTCCATTAGATCCCCTCCCATCTACCACGGCAGATATATCATACGAGTCACAGCCGAACGCTCCGACATGCTCGTTGCCGGGATACTTGACTCCGTTTCTGACCACTACTCTATTCTGCAAGTTTGCAG